GGTAATTGTCACCACCGTTGGAATAAAAGAGTTTACGCTACATTTAGTGGTAAATCAATTGACGTTAATAGCAAAGAACTTAAACAAATTGCAGTTAGAAAAGCTGAAAAACTTGGCTACGTAGTTAAAAACGATTCTAAAGTTAGCACACTTCCAAAAGATATGCCCTACAATGGCTTTTTACCAACGAATAAAATATACGGAGAATAATGGCTGAGATACTTTTTATAACACGAGATGATATAGTTCGTTATACGGCTTTAAATGGCAATGTAGACACGGATAAATTTATTCAGTTCATTAAGATTGCTCAAGACGTTCAAATAGAAAATTATTTAGGAACTAAGTTAGTTGACAAATTAAAACAACTAATCGAAGATAACGAAGTGAACGACCCGGGAAACGAAGATTATAAATTTTTATTAGAAGGTCACGTTAAATGGATGTTGATTTATTGGGCGATGTATGAATATATGCCTAACGCAGCTTATACAATAGCAAATAAAGGAGTTTATAAACATTCAAGTGAAAATGCTGAAAACGTAGAAAAAAACGAAGTTGACTATTTACGGGAATATTACAAAACTTTAGCAGATAGATACACTTCAAGATATTTAGACTACATAACAAACAATTCAGCGTTGTTCCCTGAGTACGATGCAAACGAACCGGGTGATGTTTACCCAAGTGATAATATTAATTATGGTGGTTGGATTTTATGAAAACATATAAACCAAAAAAGGAAAATATAGAGAAGTTACTCGTTTATTTAAATAAGGTCAATGGCAAAAGTAAAGATATCGGAACTAACGGCAAAGGGAAGTAGTTTAGCACAAACTGACTTAATTCCTATTGCAGAAGTTTTAGGGGGTGGTTACGTAACTAAAAGAGTTAACGGAAGTAATGTTAATTATCGTGTTTTCTCACAAACAGCAAACAGCCCTACAATTACTGCAACGACAACCGAAAGCACGTTAATAGATGGTGGTGTAGGTTCATTAACAGTTCCTGCAAATACTTTTCAGGTTGGCGATTCTTTTCGTTTAGATATGGGCGGGGTAATGAGCGCACAAAACGGAAACACGATAACAATAAGATTAAAATCGGGTGCAGTTTCTTTGGGTAGTTCGGGAGCGTTAACAATGCCTGCTATTACAAATCAAGTATGGTATTTAACAACAACGTTTACAATTAGGTCAATTGGTGCTTCTGGAGTTGCTTCGATTGTAGTTTTATCGCAGTTTCATATTTTAAAAGCTGCTTCGGGAACGCAAGAGGGCTTCGCTTGGAATATCGTTAATAATACAACGTTTGATACTACGATAAATAACACCTTAGATATAACGGCTCAGTTTAGCACTAACAACGCTAACAATTCAATTTATTCAGATATTTTCACATTAAGTAAAACATATTAAAAAATAAGATTATGGCAAATGAAATAGGATGGGGTGAGGGAGCTTGTAACAACGATATTGGTTGGGGAGTTGCTCAAGAATATTTTTCTTGTAGTGGTGTTAATCCAGTTGAAGTAAATGTTAATCACGTTTCGCAAGGTTCAGTAGAATCAGGAACCACATTAGACATTGATTTAACAGACGGAACAAACCCCGTAACGCCAACAAGTTCTTCATTAGTTTCAAATGTTTTGACGATTGAATTACCTGCGGCAGCAGCACCCGTTGGAGCAACGTTAATGAAAACAGGACAAACAACAAGTTACAGAACTGGAGACGATGGAGACTTAGAAGCTGGTAGGGCAACTAACTTTACAACATTAGCAAGTAACAATCCATTTGGAAATACGAATAGATTTACTTCTGAATTAGGAACACAAACCTATACAAATAATATTGTGATTGATTGGTCAACTTATGACGGTTCAACTGTTTTAGGAATTTCACGAGTAGCAATTGCAACTGGTCAAAGTTGGAATACTGCAATTGACGATTCACTTTCTTATTCAGTTGGAACTTACACAAGTGGTTGGAGATTGCCTAATATGAAAGAGATATTTAATTTAATTAATTACGCTAATAATCAAGATAATTTTTTGAATTATTCACCTATTAATTTATCACAAACAGGCAGAATATATTGGAGTGCAAATACTTTGTTAAGTTCAACAACATCAGCTTATACATTTAATAATGTCGGGATGACATCACAAGCAACAAAGGTAACAACAGCAAATATGACCTATTTCAGAGTAAGAACATTCACCGTAACAGGAACAACACTAACTTAAAATAAAAATAAAAAATGGCGACTTATAAATTCCCACAATTTAATGTTGAGATTATTAATCCAACCGTAACGGTTACAATTGTAACTGATGATATTATTAACAAAGTATGCAGTGCAAACGTTTTGTTAACTACCCCTTCTGCAATTTTTGGAATCGATTTTTACGGGTACACGTACACGGAAGATTGGAACGACCAAAATATTATTGATTGGGTAAATAATGTAGAACTTCCAAAATACGAAATCTAATGTTACCTATTGACAAGTTTTTACAAACTATAAAAAAACACGGAGCTACTGGAGTTTTAGCCTTATGGTTATTTTACACGCATACGGAAGTACAAGATTTAAAAGCACGTTTATACGCTTGTTATGGTAAAGATAAAAATGTGGCTACAAGACAAATTATTGACACTACTCATTTTGCTGTTGTACCAAAAGATGAATTAATAGAGATTGAATGAATTACGATTGGTTAAAAGAAGAAAAAGCACCAAGAATTTTAGTTCAAGCTGTTAAACAACTTGGAGTTAAAGAGATTGTTGGCAAAGAACACAATCCTGTTATCTTAGGTTGGGCGAGAGAACTAAAGTTAGCAAGTGTTTATAATTCAGACGAAATTCCGTGGTGTGGTTTATTCATTGCTTACTGCTGTAAAATGGCAGCATTAGAAGTAATAGATAAACCATTATGGGCGTTATCGTGGGCTAATTGGGGTTTTGAAGCTAAAGAACCAATGTTAGGCGATGTATTGACATTTAAACGAAATGGTGGCGGTCACGTTGGAATTTATGTAGGTGAAGACGAAACGCATTATCACGTGTTGGGTGGGAATCAGGGAAACGCAGTTAGTGTTTCACGAATCGCTAAAAGTAGATTATTTAAAGCACGAAGAACATTGTGGAAGATAGCGCAACCTGCTGGCGTTAGAAAAGTATTTTTAGAAGCTAAAGGAGTAATAACAACAAACGAACAATAAAATGGCAAAGAAAAATTTAAACGTAAAAGTTGACACGGAAAATATAGATGTCAATGTTGAACGTAAAGACGGAGATTTAAAAGTAAACTACGATTCTAAAAAACTGGATGTCGAAGTTAATAAGACCGCTGATAACGTTGAGGTGAAAGTCGACGCCCAAGGCGGTCTTTTAAAAATAGTAGGCAATATTATTAAAAAGGTATTGCTGAGAAGATTAAAGTAACTATATTTGTACCTGATTTCTTCATAATTGATAGGTTTAATTGTTAACGAGAACCCTTACTTCGGTAGGGGTTTTTTGATTTAAAGAAAAATATTTTGTTAAAATTGTAACCTTGTATTATATTAATTAGTATATTTGCAGAAACAATTAATTTATTTATTATGAAAAATTACTTTTTAGACTTGTTAGACCAAGTTACACCACGAACTGAAGAGCATAAAGACGTTTTAAAGTGCTTTTTAGGCTTTTTCCCGCTACTTATTGTTACTTTGGTAGGATTGTATTCACTTTTAATTTTAATGCGATGAGAACGGCTAAAAAAGCGAAACCAACTTTGATTGAAATAATTGATTATTGGTTGGAGCAAAAGAAGAATAATACAGGACGATTGAATATTGACCATTATATGAAGGTTTGTCACGCAAAAGCACGAACATTACGTTGGAATGATAATGATAAAACTTGGACCCAAATATGAAATACTTTATAATTGGAATTTCTGCGTTAATCATTGAAATATGTTCAACTTTTTACATTAGGTTTGTAGCTGAAGGCCACATTTACGGAATGATGTTCTTTGCGTTTATAGGCCCGTTCTTAGGTCTTCCGTTTATTGGTTATGTAGTTGAATCTAAAACGTGGTCAGAACGTATTAAAATGGCTTTTTCGAGTGCATTTGGTTATTTACTTGGGTCTATTATTGTAATTTTATTTATTAATCGATGAAATATAGATGGATATATAATCAATGTACTAAAGTAAATGGCAAAGAATATCCGTTTTTTGCTGTAATAATTAATGGTAAATATCTTTATACTTCATCCGTGCTGGAGTATTGCGAAGAATATGTTTTGAAGTACGCACAAAAACACGGAATCAATTATTGCGATATATTAAGAAATGGAAAACATAAAAGAATAAAAAATGAAAGCTAAAAAAGTAACGATAGTTTTTGAGTATACTAACTTCGATGTGTTAGAATCAATGTTAGAAAGACTTAAAGAAGAATTAATGCAAGGTAAAGAATACTTTGAAGATATGGTAATGGATGCAAACGGAGCGAAACGCTATCTTCAGTTTATGCAGGAGTATAAGAAAACACGAAACTTTGTTGTAAATAAAGACGTAGTAACAATTAAATCTAACGTATGACACCAAAAGAAAAAGCAAAAGAATTAGTAGATAAATATTATAATTTTGGCGACCAAGAATTTGACTATTCTAAAGAATTCGCATTATTTGCAGTTGATGAAATTATAAAAGAAAGATATTTTCATAATGAACACTTCAAACAGAACTCAAAATTAAAATATCATATTGAAATTGAATTAGCTGAAAGATTAGAAGCTACAAGAAATTATTGGTTGGAAGTAAAACACGAAATCGAAAAGCTATGAGAAATTATTTAGGCTGCTTCTTCTACGTT